GAGTTCGTGCCGGTCGATGCATGGCCGTTGAAGCCGCGGTACAGCCGGATTGCGAATCGCTCCGACAGGTACTGCTCGAGGTTGAACGCCGAGTCCTGCAGCAGTTCGCGCGAGATCTTGACCGTCGTCCGGTACATGAACGCGCCGAGGGTGATCGAGTTGGTGACGGGGTCGGTCGACGAGCTTTGCGCGCCGGCCTCGGACACGATCGCGGCGGCGTTCGCGGTGTCGTCGTCGAGCGGCACCGGGGTCGGGTTGCCGGTGTCGGTTTCCCAGAGCGTGACGACCGACGGGTCGATCAGGCCGCCCCAGAGACGCTGCGCGGCGACGAGCTGGTCGTAGAAGCCCTGCGGCACGGTGACGCCACCGACGCTGGCGGTCAGCGACATGTCGCGCCGCTCGGCCAGCAGGTTGCGCTGCTCGCCGGTCAGCGAGCTGTATCCGCCGAGCAGGAACGAGCGAAACGCGACCGCGCGCGGGTCGTCGTCACGCCTGTTGTCGCCACCCATCGCGGCACGCGCGATCGGGTCGTCCGTGGTGCCCTCGTAGGCGGGGGCGATCGGGGTGGCCGAGCGCAGCTCCTCGGACGCGATCTGCTCCTCGCGCTCGATGCGCGAGCGCAGCTCGTCGACGCCGGTGCGGGCGTTCTGGAACTGGGTCAGCTCGTCGGCGGTCAGGCCGCGGTCGGCCTTCTCGGCGGCCTCGTTGATGCTGCGCATCAGCTTCACGGCCTCGTTGTACCGCTGCCGCAGTTCGTTCAGCTTCTTGGACACTGGAATAGCTCCTGAATGAGTGCCGGCCTGCAGACGATCGCAACGGATCGCCACGACCACCCGCGAGGCCGGCTCACGCGGGTGAGAAGAAATGCAAAAGGCCCGCGAAGTGCGGGCCTTGTTGTGGGGTTGTGAAGCCTCAGACGATCGAGATCTCGGCGATCTCGACGGCGCGCCGGCGCGCGTCACGCGCACGCTGCTCGGCCTCTTTTGCCGCGGCGAGCTGCGCGCCCGCGTCGGCCTGCTGCACGTCCTCGAGCGCGCGCACGGCGGCCGAGGTCGCCGGGTACGCCGGGTAGGTCACGACCGATACGTCGTACAGGCGGTTCACGCGCTTGATCGTGCGCAGCCACGGGCCGGAGCCGTCGCGGGTCCAGGACTGGTCTTCCTTGCCGACCGTGAACGCGAAGGACATCTGCGAGACATCGCCGCGCTTCATCAGCTCGACCAGGTCGCGCGCGGCCTGCGTGTCGGGCGGCGTGATCTCGGCGTACAGGCCAGTGCCGTCCTCGCGCATCGTCAGCGTGCCGGACGTATTCCGGCCGAGCACGAGGTTCGGGTCGTGGTTGATCAGCGCGCGCACGTCCGACGAGCCGACCGCGTCGGAGAACGCCCCGGTCGAGATCTGCTCGCGGAACCCGCCGAGATCCTCGGAGAGGGTGTTAAAGACCGCGGCGTACCCGCGGATCGTGGGCTTCTCGCCCGAGGTGTCCACGCGGACTTCCTTGCAGAGGATCCGGCGCTCGATGTCCATCAGGTGGCCTCTTGTTCGGTGGTGTCGGTCGACGTGCCGTCCGCGGCCGGGTCCGGCGCGTCGCCGGCGGCGACCATGTTCATCGGCTGCAGGTACACGTCGCCCTCGTCGAGCGGCTCCATGTTCTCGAGCCGGCGAATGTCGTTGACCGAGAGCCAGCCCCACTGGCGCCCGCGGATGTAGTAGTCCGAGCGCGATTTCACGTCGCCGCGCAGCAGTCCGTCGACGTTGAATTCGCAGACCAGGTTCCCCGGCGTGCCGTTGACCCGCGACGGGAAGAGCTTGCGGTTCAGCTCCTGCTCGATCCGCACCAGCCACGGCCGCAGCGTGTGCATCACGAACTCGAGCTGCTGATGCTCGATGTTCGAGAACGTCGCGCGCTCGAGGTCGCCGATCATGTGCGGCGGCACCCGATACCACCGGGCGATGTCCGAGATCTGGAACTTCCGGGTCTCGATGAATTGAGCCTCGTCGGGCGGGATCGAGATCCGCTCGAACTTCCCGCCCTCGAACAGCACGGCGGTCTTCTGCGCGTTCTTCACGCCGCCGTAGACGTTGAACCAGGCATCCCGCATCTTCGCGGCCTGTTCGGGCGACAGTCGGCCCGGCAGCGAGATGTAGCCGCTGGGCGTCGAGCCGTTCCCGAAGAACGCGGCGCCGTACTGCTCGGCCGCCAGCCCCAGCCCGATCGACTGCGCCGCGTACCGGATCGGCGACAGCCCGAGCAGGCCGTCGAACGACAGGCCCGGGACGTGCAGCATGTCCGCCTGGCCGACGGTGAAGGTCTGCGCGCCGTCGATCCGCACGTCGTAGACGAGCTGCGAGGCCGCGCGTCGCACCGTCACCTGGGAGGACGGCACCGGCAGAAGCTCGATCGCCTCGCCCCCGCCGTTGCGGATGATCGGCGCGTAGCCGTTGCCGTTGAGCAGCACGTTTGCGGACAAGGCCTCGCGGAACGTGAACGCCGACATCAGCGGGTTCGGCTCGTCGTGCAGCAGACGCGTCATCGGCCCGGCCACCACGCGCCGGCGCTGGTCGCCCCGCTCGTAGACGTGCAGCGGCAGCGAGGCGATCGACTCCGAGATCAGCCGAACGCACGCGGCGACCGCCGAGAACCGCATCGCCGAGTCCGGGGTGACGCTCACGCCCGAGGCGACCGACGTCGCGCCCAGCGCCTCGAGCAGCGTCGTGTTCGGCTGCGCCAGCGTCGCGCGCGGCTCGGCCGACCCAGTCCAGGCCCAGAAGAGGAGACCGCGGATGCCGCCCATCACAGCACCATCAGCTCGCCGCCGCCGCCGTAGTAGTCACCCTCGGACGGCGCCAGCGCACGATTGAGCGCCGTGATCAGCGCGACCACCCCGTCGATCTTGTTCTCCTGGCGTTCCTTGCGCGGGTAAATGTTGTCCTTCTGGTCGCGATGGCACACCACGTTCGACACCATCCAGGTCAGGACCGGGTCGCCGTTGTGGCGGATTCGCTTCTTCAGCACCATCGCTTCGAGCTCCTTCATCGGCTCCGAGAAGTTCAGCACCGTCGGTCGGATCTCGACCATCGGGAGCTCCTTCGCCAGCAGATGCCCCACCAGTTGCGTCGCCTGCGCAGGGTCGAACCCCACCGCGGCGACGTTGCTCGTCTCGCAGAACGACACGATGTCGTCCTCGATCCGGTCGTAGTCCGTGACCTCGCCGTCGGTCACCGTCAACAGCCCTCGCCGGCGCCAGCCGTCGTACTGACTGTTCTGGCCCGACTCGACCGCACGCTCGGGCAGGTAGTAGCTGCCGAACACCGCATACTCGTCGCCGCGGCGGTACAGCCGAACGTAGGCGGCGATGTCCACCTTGCTCGCCAGGTCCAGCCCGCCGAAGCACTCCGCGTCAGCCCAGTCCGCCTCGCGCAGCTCGGGATCCGCGCAGGCGTCCCACGCCCGCATGTCCATCCAGGCCGAGTCGGCGTTCACCCAGACGTTCAGCCGCTTCGTGAGGAACCCGCCCAGCGCCGACGGCATGCTCGCCGCCTTGCGCGCTGCGGCCTCCATGTCCTCGGCCAGCACCGAGATCCCGAAGTTCGGGTTCGCCTTCGCCCAGCTCGCCGGGTCGTCCCACGAGTCGCCGTCATCGACGGTGTAGATGATCCCGAAGAACGTCTCGTCCTCGGCCGCCCGCTTCAGGATCTTCGTCACGTGCGTGCGCTGCTCGTAGCACACCCCGGCCCGGTCGGATCCCGCCGTCGTGATCATCCAGATCAGCGGCTGGTCCCGCGCACCGGTGCCACTGTCCAGCACGTCGTAGACGGCGCGGGTTCGGTGCGCGTGCAGCTCGTCCACCACCGCGGCGTGGATGTTCAGGCCGTCGAGCGTCGAGCCCTCCGACGACAGCGGGCGCAGCACCGACGACACCTCGGGCACCGCCAGGTGGTGCTCGAAGACCCTCACCCCGAGCGCCCGGCACATCGCCGGCGTCTTCTCGGCCATGCGCTTCGCATCGTCGAACGTGATCCGCGCCTGGTCCTTCGTCGTGGCCGCCGAGTACACCTCGGCCCCGGCCTCGTCGTCAGCCGCCACCAGATACAGCAGCAGCCCCGACGACAGCGTCGACTTCGCGTTCTTGCGCGGCACCTCGA